ACCAGGACAAGCACCAGCTTCGGATACCGGTAATTTAGTATCTCAGATAAGAGTAAAAGAAGAAAATAAAGATTTGGTAAAAGTTGAAAGTAATGCATTATATTCTTCTTTTTTAGAGTTTGGTACTTCTAAAATGTTAGCTAGACCTTTTTTATTTCCAGCTACAGAAAGAAGTAGACCGAAAATAGTACAAGCAGTTTTTAATAGAGTTAAACAAGAAATACAGAAGATAGCAAAATGAGTGATCACAGTTTAGGTTTACAGAAAACAATTTATGATACCTTAGATGGTGATAGCGCACTGCAATCTTTAGTATCAGATGTATATGATTTTATTCCAGAAAATGCCACATTTCCTTATGTTAAATTAGGTGAGGAAACTGCAGTAGATAATGGAACAAAAAGTTTACAGGGAAACGAACATACACTTGTAATTCATACTTTTTCAAGATATAGAGGTAGTAAGGAAACAAAAGAGATTATGAGCAGAATTTATGCTTTGTTGCATGAGTCAAGTTTATCTGTAACTGGAGCAAGTCTGGTAAATTTAAGATTTGAATTTTCAGATGTTATTAAAGAAAATGACGGATTAACTACTCATGGACTTCAAAGGTTTAGAGCAGTAATTTATGATAGTTAAAAATTATACAGGAGGAAAATAAAATGGCAGTACAAAAAGGAAGTAGCTTTTTATTAAAAGACAATAGTAGTGGTTCAGCACAAACTATTGGCGGATTAAGAAGTACATCAATGACAATCAATGGCGAAACTGTTGATGTCACAAATAAAGATTCAGCAACATTTACTGGGTCATCAGGACATGATATTGGAAGAGTTTTAGGTGCAAATATGGGAATTAGAAGTATGACCTTATCTGCAAGTGGAGTTTTTACAGATTCAACAGGAGAAAACAATTTAAGAGGTGCGGCATTTACAGGAAGTGCTGTAAATTATGATTTAGTTTTCGGTGATGGTTCAGATGTTAAAGGTGCTTTTATTGTAACAAGTTACGAAAGAGCAGGTGAATTTAATGGTGAAGAAACATTTTCATGTACTTTAGAGTCAAGCGGTACAGTAACTTTCACTAATGCGTAATTATGGAATATAAGTGGACAAATGGTTGGCAAGTGATAAACTTTACAATTAATGACAATCAGTATCATGGTTTTATTAAAGTAACCAGAAAAGGTGAAATAACAATACAATGCCGAAAAGATGTTGATTGTCGTCCACTTGATAAAATAATAGTAGACACATATCAAAATCTTATAGTGCAAAAAATTCTAATAACGACAAGTAGAGCAGAACTTCATTGTATCACAGATGATACTGGAGAACTTAAAAAGTCAATACAAACAAAGAAAAAACTAAAAAAAGCACTAGGAGATGATAATGAACCAATACAAGGGTGAAGTAAAAGCAGTTTTAGGTAAAAGAGAAAAGACCTTTAGACTGACTTTTGAGTCAATAGTTAATATAGAAAATAGTACAGGAAAATCAATAATACAGCTTACAACTGATATGTCGTCAGCTAAATATACTTTTAAAGATTTACTAATAATTTTACATGAGGGTCTTAAAGGTGCAGGTGGTAACGTAATCCAAAAAGTAGTCGGTGACATGATTATGGAAAGTGGTATTATAAAAGCATCTGAAACAGCAGGAATAGTATTAGCTTCTGCATTTACTGGTCAAAATAAGGGTGATGACAACCCTTTAGTACCAGCGGAGAATACGCAGAACGATACCCAATCCAAGAATACCTAGAAGTAGGTTTAGGTGTTCTTCGCTTAACACCCTCAACATTTTGGGATTTATCGCCTAGAGAATATATTAGTGCGGTAAATGGATATTTATTAACAAAAGGTGGCAAAAGAAATACACCTATGTTAAAAGATGAAATGGAAGAATTAATGAGGAGGTTTCCAGACTAATGGCTACTAATTTAACTACAATAGAAGTAAGACTTATAGCAAATGCTCAAAAGTTTAAGAAAGATGTAGATCAAGCAAAAAAGAAAACAAAAGAATTTGCTAAGTCTACAACTCAACTTAAAGATAAGGGTAAGGTTGCACAAGAGTCAATTAGAAATTTAGCTGGAACTATAGCGGCAGTACAAGGTCCATTAGGTCCAGTAGCTGGTAGGTTAAATAGTATTGGTGCAATTCTTGGTAGAATTAACATAGGTGCAGTTATAGGAGTTGCTACATTTACTGCTGTTGCACTAGCCCTAACAAAATTTGCAAGAGCTGGAGCAGAAGCAGAAAGAGTTGGTTTAAGATTACAAGCTATAATTAAAGCAACTGGTGGAGCGGCACAATTATCATCAAGAGATATAGAATTATTTGCAGAAAGTATTGCTAAAAATACATTAGCAAGTGTCCAAGGTGCAAGACAAGCGGCAGGTGTTTTATTAACATTTAAATCAATATCAGGTGATACATTTAAAGAAGCACTTGAATTATCACAAGATTTAGCAGAGGTTGGTTTTGGTTCTATAAATACTGCGGCACTTCAATTAGGTAAAGCGTTAGAAGAACCAGAAATAGGTTTATCTGCATTAAGACGAGTTGGTGTTAGTTTTAGTAAAGAACAAAAAGATTTAATCAAGGTTTTAGCATTAACTGGAAGAAAATTAGAAGCACAAAAAATTATTACTAAAGCATTAAAAGACCAAGTTGGAGGAGCAGGAGAAAGAGCAGGTGGTGGTTTAGCTGGTGCCTTTGATACATTATCAGAAAATGTAGGATTATTCTTTGAAAGGGCGGCAGGATCAATAATAGTAGATACATTAACAGCTTCTTTAAAAGCATTAAATTCAATAGTTT